AAAAAATTAAGACCAGAGCGAACGCTATGCGAGCGGATAGCGGCGTCGGTGGATTCAACGTTGGGGAGCCTTCGCTTCCGACCAAAGAAAGAATAAACGAACCCATTTTGCTCAATAAATTTTTGATTGTCATCAATCCACGCCTTTAGTTTATGGAAGGCTTTGAAGTAGTCACTAATAACTTCTTGGGCTTCCGATTTAGAAAAATACTTACCACTATCTTTTGTTACTTGCTCACTGATCTTTGCTGGGCCTGCGCCGTACATAATACCAAAGGTTACGGCTTTTGCAGCCTGGCGCTTATCAGGATATAGCTCTGCTACTTCCTCTACTTCGCAAGGCAGTCGAAATACTTTGTGAGCAATCGTACTGTGAAAGTTACCTCCACTACGGAACACATCTATAAGTGCCGTATCTTTTGCAAGGACTGCGGCAACATATACCTCTGCTGTCGTTAAGTCCATAGCAACAATCTTATGTCCTGGCGCTGCTTTGATACAACCTTTTACAGTGGGATTGTCTCGAGGCAACTGCTGCATATTTAACTTGCCGCTGCTAGATAGACGACCAGAAGTAGTACCATGTAAGTTAAAACCCGTACGTAGCCTACTGTCTCTATCGAGCTGTGGTATGATTTTATCAAGATAAGTATTTTTAATTTTGGATTTTTGTCGTATATCCAAGATCCGTTTAGGTACATCGCTCTGAAGCGAGAGTTCTTTAAGCACTTCCGCATCAGTAGAGTCTGCGCCCGTGCCAGTCTTTTTTCCAGTCGGATTGAGGCCCAGATAGTCAAACAAAAGACTCCTAAGTTGCATAGTAGAATTAGGATTAAAGGGCTTACCATTTATTTCCTCAAACCTCCGTATTTTGTCGTTCTCATACAAGGCGGAGATTGCAGCATCAATATCGTCTTGCATTGCATTTTGACCTACATATAATCTTTTACGGTCAAAAGGAACACCATTGTCTTGAGTGTCGATAAGGAATCGAGTGCCTGGAATAAGAATGTTATCGTATACCCATAACAGCTTTGGGTTCTGTTTAATTTTTACAAACTTTTCATAAATAAGAAATGTACACAAAGCGTCCATGCCTGCGTAAGTTTTCATTACATCAAAAGGAATATCTCCCCAGTTGAATTGATCTTTGAGAATACCGTTTTCTTTTCGGTATCGGTCAATCCAATCATACATAGGCTTCTCGTAGTCACCATAGGGAGTGAACTTCATTGTTAGCTGCTTAAGGCCATGAGTTCCGGGGTTCTCATCAATCAAGTAGTGAAGAAGCATTGTGTCTTCAAACTGTGGAAACTTAAAGTGAAAGTGATACTCGAAGAACGCCATATCAAACTTTGCATTGTGAAAGACTACGGCTTTCTTGTCAAAAAGCTCTTGCAGTAGTCGCTCAGTCTCATCATCAAAACAATCGGTGTCAATATAAGCACCGAACTTATTATTATAAGCAAGGCTAATGCCAAGCATATAGCCGTCACGAGGATATAACCCAGTTGTCTCAGAATCGAGTGCAACGTATCCACATTCTTCTGCGATGGCAGCCCGAATAAACTCATTTGCTTCCTCCGTGTCTTGTATACCAAACGCAATATTACTATCAATTACTACGTCTTCTTTTTCATCGTTGATATACTCGAGAATGCTCTGCTTGCCGGACTCCCAGACTTTCTTCGCCTCTGGTTTGAATGCAAGCATAGCAGGGTTGATAATAGGCAAGAATTTTTCTTCTACTCTCTTGCCTGAGTACTCAGTAACAGAACTGAGCTTTGTGTAGTACTTCATTGCATCACTACCGACAAGAATTACCCAATCATAATCATCTGGGTTCATATCAATGTCGCAGTCTCGCTTGAGTACTTTTTTAATAGTTGAATCGGAGCACAACTGAAACTGGTCAAATTCCAGTCCGTCGAACTCACGCATAAAATTAGTTTTACTAGGTTTAGTTTCTACTAATGCAACTTTAGGCATATAATTTATCTCTTAGTTTTGTAACTTGAGTTTCAGCTAATGCACCCGCATCCATGTTTTTGTCTCCAAAAGCAATGTTGCGTGTATCGAGTCCCACTGACTCACATAGCTCGCGTACTTTTGTGGCCTGTCCTTGGCCAGCTTCATCATTATCTAAAAATACATCTATACCCTCTACTCCTGAGACGGCAAGAACTTGTAACTTTTCTTCAGTTACATTTTTTACTCCAAAGCAACACACTGCGTTAGTGAGTCCTTTGTCATGTAGATTCATTACATCAAAAATACCTTCTACAAGAACAATACGTCCTTGTATTGGCTCTACGACAGGGAACAGCGGCATCTTTGCTCCAGGCGGAGTGTTTAGATACTTTGGCTGTTGGTCGCCTGTAGTTCTTGATTGAAATGATACTATCCGACCAGAACGGTCACGGATAGGAAAACAGATACGTCCTACAAAATCCTTACCGGAGTGTATGAACGCTTCAAATTCTTTATATGTTTCGGCACGGATGCCTCTCCAGTTTCCAATATAGGGAGCATATCCCTCTGGCATTTGTAATCCCACGCTTTCAGCCCTTACCTCGTCAATCTTCTTCTTTAGGAGCTGACGCTTGATTTCCATCTTGTTTGCTTTTTCTCCGAAATGAGTAAAAAGATTGCCCTTGTACTCACACGAGAAACAGTTAAATATGCCAGTTACTTGATCTATACGCATACTGGGATTGCGGTCAGGGTGCTCAGGATTGAGACAACTGACCACAAAGTCTTTGCCCTTAGGTATGTAATCAATACCTTTGTTTTTAAGTAGGTCTTCTACGTTCAATAGTCTTCATCCACACCAAAGCCAGCGGATGCAAGAGCATCACCATCCCAGTCATCGAGATAGTTTTCGCCGTCATAGTAATCATCCTCTACTTCTCCGTTGAGCATTTCATCGCACACATCTTGCGCGTACTGATAGTAGTCAGCGTGCTCATCGTCAAATAGATGAAAGTATTTTGATAATCTAGCAAGAACTACATCAGCGTGTTCATAGTCGCCAATGTCCATGTCTTTTTCAAGCATATCAAATAAGTCTCTGATTTTTGGTGTAAGTCTACTGTTCATTGTGCTGGAAATCCTTCTTGAACAAATACTCCAATGAGTCCAATTTGGCCGTCTTCAAGACTTTGTGCCCAAGGAATCATCATAGCAGCTTGAGGGCCGTCTTTATGTCCCATCTTGTAGTGAAGTAACTTGCTAATAATATCATCAGCCGATTGACCTGCTAAAGCTGGGCCGATCCCGCCCTGACCCATAGCACCATGACAAGTGCTACACATAGCCCAAGGCTGTCGAATATCTTGGAAACGATCATTGTTAGATGCAAAAGTAGGAAAGACTGTCCACTCCTGCAGAGTATCTTGTGCAATTGCTACTGGAGCAACTGCAAGTAGTGTTGTCAATAAAACTTTTTTCATCTTCTCATCCTTGCGATGTCTTTCATATGTTGTTCATCAATGATTGGTACTGCATTTGATTTGTGCATTACTCCGATGCCTTTAACCAAGGATCCTGTATATCGCTTTGGTTCTGGCCTAGAGGTAGATGCAGTTGTTGAGGTATTACTTCTGTATTCAGGTGTTTCTCGTCGATAAGGTTTTGGAGCGTTTGATTGAACTGCTCTGATAGCTGGTCGAGCGCTCTTAGTACTGCTCTTTTTCTTTCTACGTCCTGAAGTTGTGTGTCTGATAGAACCATAAAACATTCCCATAAAATAAAAATCCCCGATGATTGAAGTACATATTATACAGCAAACAGCGGGGATAGTCAAGAACTTTTTTTATCAGAGGTCGTCAATATCTTCATCAGTTTTGTGTGAACTAGCTTCTCGCTCCTTAGGAGTAAGAGCAGTTTCGGGCCCCATCTTTAAAGACTCCCAATCCATTACTGAACTGAAAGACTTCATACTGGCGGCTCTCATCTTCACACAGTTGAAGGTAATGCATTCATCCTCCTGATCCCAGGTCTCAAGAGCATAGGCCGCATCGGCCGCATCAAGAATGCCTTTTGCGAAGCGTGCTTCGCCGGTTGCATCGGTTTGGTAAGGAGAGAATACAGTGCATTCATACTCCTGTGCCATAGCCTTCAACGCTTTAGATACTTCAATCTGTTCCGTCCAATCGTACTGCCCTCCTCGCGAGGGTAGGTTCGATCTTTTGACTTGGTTGATATAGTCTACAATGATGACACCGGCGTCCATTTTGCTGACTTTTTTATCCAGCTCAGCCCGTATCTTTGCGAGAGTGAGTCCGGGATCATATACTACGTCCAGCTGTTGAGTCGGGAGAAGCTCATGCTGGGTAGTAAGAACCCTGTGAAACTCTTGAAAGTCTCGCTTTTCTCTGTATTCTTTCAACCGATCTTGGCCTTGCTGGAAGCGGCTCGCCCACCAGCCAGCCACTTTCTCCCACTCAGTCACACTTAGATTTTGTGTCCGAAGTCGAGAATATGGCACTCCAGTAGCGATAGAACAACACCGTTGCAGTATTGATCTACTATCCATCTCTATCGTGA